CCACAATTCCACTTCCTTTTCCAATTTCTTCTGTTGGAAGTTGAAATATTCAGCCGACTTATCATTCAATCCATCATACATACGATCCCACGCAGCCCATATAGACTCCTCTGACATGGCATCTATCGGGACAGCTGATTTGAAAGCATCGTCTAACTCTTTGTATATTTTCTGCCTCCACTCTCCAAGACCTTCTCCCGTTGTAATAGTTTTTGATATGTCTATTTGATCTGCTAATTCTGGAAATTCTTTCATAAGAAGATTTTTTATAGAATCAAAATCTTTCTTCATTTGGTCTCTAACCAGATCAATCATTCTAACTTCTTTTTGTACTACATTGTTTATCGTAGTATCCAATTGAGGCAAAGCTAAATACGAATCCCAATCAAACTGCCCCTCTGGAGGAAGCAACCCTTCAAATTTATCTTTCGGCCACTCGTAAGGTTGTTGTTGTTGTGGAAGAGTACCAGCTGGCATTAGTCCTTTCACAATAGAACCAATTATAGTTTCTACTTGCCTCTTTCCTTTATCAGAAGCCATATAAGAATCTGCATAAGGTTTATTGACAAGGTCTTTTAATGCTGAAATTTCTTTGTGAAAGCTTGTTCCTTCTGGATATGTTATTCCACCACCAAAAGAACCTCCCAATCCTGCCATTCCTTGAAATGCCTTCCCCGCCTTTCCTTCGCTATAAAGAACAGCATTCATACTTTTATTAACATCTTCTATAGTTGATTTCAACTCATTCCACTTATCCTGAACACCCCCAATATTTTCAATCCAGGCTGTACGGAACGTATAGCCAGCAGCTACTACAGCAATCAATGGCACTAATACTTTTAACATAGAAGCTGCTACACCCAACGCTGCTACATTCATCGCTGCAAAAACACCCACCACTAATGCCCCAACCTTTACGATTAACGCCATAGCCAATGCGATAGGGCCTAGAGATGCTGCGAGTACGGCAACAATACCCACAGTTCGTTGAGTCTCTTTATTCAGATTCAACCAGAATTTCGCAAATGTTTTTACACCCTCCCCCACTTTTAAAACCATAGGTTCTAAAGTGCTTCCGAAAGAAGCGGCAACAGCCTTAACATGAATCCAAATAATCCGCAACTGGCTGCCGAGTGATTTTAACTGCTTGTTGGCGACCTCTTCCGTAATCCCAGCCATTTGATGCAGGTCTTTATTGTATTGCTCTATCGCATTCCCCAATCCAAGTAATGGCATTACGGCTTGCTGACTTCGAGCTTGAAAACCGAGCAATTCAAGTGCCGCAGCTTTTTCCGTCACACCCATCGTACCTAAAACACCTGTCAAATCCCGAACGATATCAGCCATCGGTCGTAGGTTATCTTGAGCATCCACAATAGATATGTTATATCTATCCCACGCCTCCCTGTTGTCATTGAAACCTTTGATCATCAATCTCAACATTCGTCCAAACAATTCACCACCTTCAGCGCCCTTTTTTCCTTGATCTGCATACGCTGCTAACGTTGCTACACCATCCTCCAATTCTATTCCGTATGCCTTCATCGCAGGACCAGCGCGCATCAGTGCTTCTGAGAATTGTTGGGTGCTGGCGTTAGCAAGAGTATTCGCACCCGTTAAAATGTCAGTGATTTTCACCATGTTCGTCATATTCTGCTGAGAATCGTTTACGGTCAAACCCAAAGCAGATTGGGCATCCGTAACCAAATCTGTTGCCAACGCCATTTCAAAAGCGCCCGCAGTTGCAAACTTCTGTACAACAGGAAGCGCTGCTATAGATTGCTTCACATCCAAACCAGCACTAGCTAAGAAGAAATACGATTCAGCCAATTGCGTAGCTGACTGTACACCTTCCATAGATAACGTTCGGGCCAACGATCGCATGTCTGCATCCATATCATCAGTCACGTTACCCATGATAGCAGTAGATCGTACCATCGCATCATCGAACGAAGCAAATGTCTTAATAGAAGCCACACCTAAAGCCAAAAGTGGAACTGTAACTTTCATGGTCATATTACGACCGAAAGAATTCAGCCTGTTCTCAGCCCGAGTCATGCGAGTTTCTACATTTCGCATAACCCTAGTCCACTGGTCACTCTCGAGCTTCAGATGTACAAGCAAATTGCCTAAGTCCAAACTAAACATGCTAGGCCCTCTTTTTAGGTTTTCGTTTCACACTACTGGAAGCCAAAATAAATTGACGCCAATATGCTTTAACCCTACTAACGCTTTTCGCCTTTTCTTCAGGTGTAATACTCTTGGGTTTTTTCTTTCCACGAATCAAAAAAGATTCCAGCTTAATCTGGCTTGGATCGTTTGTATGCGTTTTAACGATATACATAGCAATCTGTGCTAAATACCTCTCTTGTACATGCTCCCTGCACGTTGTTGCTTCTATGCGTTCGTCCTCTTCCTTAAAAATGATTCGCCATTTGTAAAACTCTGTAGCTGTTGTTTCTTGTTGGCACCTTTGTTTGGACATATGTAATCGGGTAGCGAGTCGGTACCAACTACGCTCCCGAATCGTCAGTTTCCCTCAGTCTCATCTTTCTCATCAAGCTTGTTGAGTTTTTGTGCGCTTCCAAACAATTCCTTTTGAACCTTGTGAGGGAATTTGCCAATCTCATCTACTGTAACTTTCTCCCCGTTCGCTTTATGCAAACAGAAAGACAGCAAAGAACTGTACATGCCTTTATAACTCTTGATAGTCTTTACCTTCACCTTGCCTGTCTCATCTACCTCAACATCCAATCTTTCTCGATTGGATTCGAGATATCCTTCCAGGTCATCCCCGGACATTTCTCGCAAGCTGTAGGTTGCTTCCTGACCTGTCGTATCTGTGAGAATAACAGGCTGCTCTTCCAGTTTCAAACTGAGTTTGATTGGATCTCCCATCTGACAAACCTTTCCATTTTTCGCGTGTGCTATTATTTTAGTGAAGCCAACAACTTTACCGATAGAATGTTCCTTTGTTTGGAGTCCACACTTTCGGTCACTATTCCACTTTCTCTGCTGATATTCAAAATTGTGTAAACCCTTTCGTCAACAGTCGCATACCGATTGCTAAGAGCAATCAAAGTTTTAATTGTTGCAGACAACTTAGTCCAAGCAACCCTATAAGACGCGGCTCTAACGCACACCAAAACACAATAGCGTTGATGTTCCTCACCATTCATGTTCTTGCCTTGGTAATCGCCGCTGACATCATGAACGGCTGCAGCAGAATCCTCAACACTATTATGATCTGGCAAATTGCCTGTAAACAGAGGCCAAGTATCACTCACCGCAGGCTTTGTAAAAAGCTCCAGTGTAGTTGTCAAATACTCAGCCAAAACATCTGCTGCCGATCCTACTGTATCAATCAAGGGTAACATCAAGATCGCCAATAGCAAAGCTTGCGGTGTCACCATCCCCAATAGTCTTGGGTACTGTAACAGAACCATGGGCTAGTAGCTGACCAGCAGTTAGAGCATTAAAGAGCCCGAAGTGAGTTATTTCGCCCCAAGCCCCCGACGATTCTGCAAATTCAATAGCAGCGGCATTAGCTGTCGCACCCGCAGCAGCCGCATCCCAATCAGACGCTGCCGTTTCTACACGCGCGTACGAATTGCCACTTGGTTCAGCCAGCCCACCCCCACTTTCCTCAGGGTCAGCAGTAGATAGACCCACCCAAATCGTCGGCGGGGTGTAAACACCTTTACCAAACAAGTGATCCAAAATCGCAATTTCCCAGTAGTTTGAAAAACTTCCCATTTGATTATCCTTTCCATTTCTACAAAATGTCTACTGCAACAAGTAGATCATTATCCTAGTGCGGGTGCAATCTCATCACCACTGCCATCTATGTTGCTGACCTCAATAGAGACTGTAGCTGTCGGAGCGCTACCTTCAACGATTTCATTCGGCATGAACGAATTAATCCATCCAAAGAAAGTCCACGTCTGATCGTCTGGAAAAGTAAGCAAAATTGATTGGTTAGCATTAATCATATCCAAAATACCATCAATAAAGGCCGGATCGTAATGACATGTCATTTGTGATCCAGACAAACTCTTGAGGGTTTTTGGATATTTCGTCCGCCATGCTGTATTCCGCATATTCGTCACATCATTCGGGCCACCACCATCCACACCGGGGGGAGTTACAGCTTGCTCCTCAAAATAAAGAGCTACACCCGAAGCAGCATCAGCAAACGTCATCGTTGTTGGAAATCCTTCAGTCATAATCGCCATGATCCAAACTCCTTAAAGTTCTGAATACGCCAGTAACAGATTAGTTACAAAATGATCCCTACGTTTTTTATCCCGTGTCAAATGATGAATCGTTGTTGTGCGTTGAATGTTGTGTATTTTGAACACCCTACTTTCTACCGTTACATTTTCCCCTGCTACGGTTTTCAAATTATCCAATGTTAACGCTAATTTGGAACTGGTAGTGCTATAACCCACGCCCCTTATTCTGAATTGTATTCCGTGCCGCTCATTCTCTGTCCCCCCCATACCCTTCCCATCCACAATGCTTGTGGTATCATAGAGACATCCAAGATTGTTGGCGACGTCGCTTGCTTCGGGAAATCTGCGAGTGAAAACAGGCCAATCATCATCTTCAGAAGGATCGGAAAATAAATCTTGGGCTTTCAAATAGGCAGCAAGAATAGTTGATTGTGGAAGGGTGCCCGCAGATATGACTGGGGCAGATTCAACACCCAATGCACCGGTTACAGTCGATTGGGCCGCTATCGATCCTACCAATTCTATCAGTAACGTTGATAGGTTAGCAGATAGGGACGATGTAGCAGCCAAACTCCCCTTTAAACTCACTACTCTGCTAAGCGTGCCTGTAACAACTGATTGTGCTACTACTGTACCTTGTACTTCCCGTACAATCGAAATGGAACAGGTAACGGCTGATTGGGCTGCTATGGAACCTTGTAAAGTAACGAGTATTTCTTCAACTGTAAGCGTGCCCGTAACGACTGATTGCGCCGCCGTTGATCCTGCTAACTTCCTACCGACTGAAAGAGCGCCAACAACAACCGATTGACTTGTTATTGCTCCTTGTAGTTCGACAGAACCTTTAATAGTAAGAGCACCTGAAACAACTGATTGCGATGCTACTACGCCAACCAACTTCTTACCGACTGAAAGTGAACCTACAACAGCCGATTGCGATGCTACTACACCTTGCACATTTCGGGTGACTGCTAAACCACCCACAACAACCGATTGACTTGTTATTGCTCCTTGTACTTTCTTACTAACTGAAAGTGAACCTGTAACAACTGATTGGACTGATGATGATCCAACTAACTTCTTACCGACTGAAAGAGCGCCAACAACAACCGATTGTGCCGCGATAATACCCTGTAAATCAACAGCACCTTCAACCGAAAGTGAACCACTTACGACAGATTGGGCTGTTACTGCTCCTGCTAACTTCTTACCGACTGAAAGTGAACCACTAACAACTGATTGAACTGTCGTTAATCCTGCCAACTTTTTATCTGTTGAAAGCGAACCACTTACGACAGATTGAACTGTCGTTAATCCTGCCAACTTTTTATCTGTTGAAAGTGAACCACTGACGACCGATTGAC